AAAAACGGCTGTTATTTCATCAATCCCAAAGTAATATTGAGTTGAGCCGATATTTCCATTTTCGTCTACATAGAGATCCACCACTTGCCTTGCTGATAACTCTCCGCTACCCAAGCAGATTAAGTGATTTACACCGCCTCTGTTATCCTGGGCAATAAAGTTTATTTTGCCTTCTTGCGATAGCTCAATTTCGCCTGAATAGTCTATGACAGGCTCAGCGCCCAGCTCTACAAACCCGTTTCTATATCTTATTTTCAATCTTGCATCTGCAGTCTTGAGCATTGCATTGAGACCACTTAATAGGTCGGTATATCGGTTAAACCGATAGGTATTTATGATTATGTTTGTCGTGCCGGGTACAATGAATAGGTTATTTAAACCTACATAGTCAATGAGTTCTTCTATTATTGAGTTCGCTTCACCTGATACAATGTAATAATCATCTCCAGGCAATGGCCTGATAATCTTTTTGCTTAAAATTCCTCTCCAAGTTCTGCCGCTATAGTAGATTTTTGAATTCCTGGTGTCAGCTTTTACACTGTCAATTATTCCTCCGTATTCAGTATTTTCGATATAAAACATGTCTGTATGCTTCAAGACATTATTATAGATACCCACAGCTATTTGAAAATCATTAGTATCGCCACAGTCTAAATCCAGTGAATAATTCCGGAGTACGCCTTTTTCAATTCCGTTTTTGTCCATGTAAATTAAGTCCACTCAGGCTCACTCCTTTCATAGAAAAGGGTTAAGTCGAAGCTAAACTCCTTGCCCCATGAAACCGGATTCCGCCCCTGCTCTATCAACTTAAAAACAGAATGTTCTTTGCTTCGCCTATGAAATTCATTAATTTTTTCACCGTTGATTTTAGTTTTTATAACCGTTTTATACGCACTATTTATAGTCAGATATTCCCCAGCTAATAAATCTGTGTTAACCGCATAAGGATGCCCCTTTATAAAAATAGTTGGATTTAAGGCCGGCCCGTAAATGATTAGCTCAAAATTGCTGTCTGTGTAGTGGTTGTTCGTTATACTTCGGATAAACAAACCGTTTGAATAGTCATAAGGATACCCGTATGGATAAAAACTTTCACCAGTTACATATTCAACATAAAAGTGATAGGTTGTTTCCTTTATCCATACGGGCGTATCAGTTACAATCTTAACCTCTTTAGCCAAGTATCTTCCCTGCTGGTAATACTTTGATATTGCGCCTTCTACTATATAGCAATTTAAGTAATAATCTCCTATATACAACTTGCCAGGAATATTGAGCAATACATCTTTCTCAAATACTTCAAATACCTTGTTTTTTCTTTCGTTAGCCTCTTCCTCTGTTTTTCCGTATATAGATATAATCATTTTGCGTTCCTGCACTTCACGCCTGAAATTCCCTATGTGTCCAAAGTCCGTATCATATTGCCATGTGTAGTCAAACAGGTTGGTGTCGCTGACAAAAAGTTCTCTACTTCCAAATTCAATCTTCTCGTTCTGATTGTTTTTATATATTATTGGTCTATGCAAACTGTCTCACCAACCTTCCAAGCTCTCTGTCGTTCCATTCGAGCCTGACGCCATCAGTGAGAGCCTTAACAATTATTCTATACAACCTTTCTTCCTGCTCTCTGGTGTTCAGGGAGCCTATTCCAACGTCAATTGCTTCTGGAGCTGATAATGCAATTTCAGATTTCAGGGTTCCCGTGGTTAAACCTGCAAGCTCTTCCATTGCAGCGGTAACCGGCTTGACATTATTCTCAATGCCTTCTGCTAATCCAGCAGGCAGCCATTTACCTACATCATCGGCAAATAACTTGGAAGGAGAGCCTATCCCGAAAAAGCCCTTCACGCTGTTGACTATTCCTTTTGCCCAGCCTTTGATCTGATTTTCTAACCAAGATCCAGCATTTTTTATTCCATTCCATAGCCCCTTTACCAGTTCTGTCCCTACTTTTGCAAATTCAATAACGCCTTTTCCAAGTGCTTTTACCATTTCAGTTATTATTATTGGCATAGCTTTTACTAGCTCAGTGATGATTTGATGTAGGTTTGTTATCAATGCAGTAAGCAGTTTAACACCGGCTTCAATAATGAGCGGGATATTGTTAACAAGCGCATTAATTATTGAAAAAACTATATCGGGTAGTGCTGCTACTATGGTGGTAATAATCAATGGTAAGTTCTTTACTAGTGCAGTTAGTAATTTTACCCCTGCATCAATGATTAATGGAACGCTTTGGATTACAGCCTTGATTACACTATCTATTATCTTGGGTATAGCCTCTATTATCGTGCTGATGATGATAGGTAAATTTTCTACCAGGGCAGTAAGCAATCGTACACCAGCATCAATTATAAGAGGAATGCTGTTTGTGAGCGCATTAATGATGCTATCAAGTATGATGGGTATAGCTTCTACTATTCCGTTAATAATGGCTGGAAGATTATCTACCAATGCCACTAATAACTTTATGCCTGCGTCAATAATTAATGGTACAAGAGTACCTATTGTGTTGATTATGTTTTCTATGATATCTGGGAGCACGGCAATAATGTTATTTATGATGGTTGGCAGTTCCTCTACAAGTGAAGTAAACAGCTCCACTCCTGCATCAATGATCAAGGGTACAAGTGTTCCAATTGTATTTATAACATTTTCAATTATGGTTGGAAGAACATTAACTATGTTGCTAATTATCGTTGGCAAACCTGAAACTAATGATGAAAACAGTTCTATTCCTGCGTTAATTATTATAGGCACTTGTTCTGTCAATGCCGTTAATATGCTGTTGATTATCAAAGGTACCTTTTCTATAATTACAGGTATTGCATTAATCAAACCTTCAGCTAGCCCTGTCATTAGATTAATTCCGCTTTGTATTAGCATGGGTAGATTGTTTACAAAAGTGGATACCAGGGTTAATATAGCATCAATCGCTGCTGGTATTAGTTGTGGCAGGGCTTGCCCTAATCCCGTCAGCAGATCACTAATAGCTTGCATGCCGGACTGTATAAAGCTTGGGCCTGCCTCTCTTAAAACGGATACTATAACTTGCGGTATTTGTATTATGGTACTTGAAACCATAGGTAATAAATTCTTCAAAAAGGTAATAAGTGTACTGCTTAGGTTTTGCAGCATTGGGCCAATATCTTCGCCAAGTGCGATAGCCCCCAGCGTGTCCGTAAATGCTGCTTTCAGGGCGCCAAATGAGCCTGATAGAGTTTCTGTAGCCTCCTTGGCTGTTGTACCGGTGATACCTAGTTCTTTCTGAATAACATGGATTGCTTCGTATACATCTGCCAAATTGTTTATATCGTATTTTACACCCGTCAATTTTTGGGCATCGGCTAATAATCGTTTCATTTCCTTTTTAGTACCGCCATAACCTAGCTTCAGGTTGTCCAGCATGGTATAGTTCTGCTTTGCGAAGCCCTGATAAGCATTTTGAATATCTCTCAACGGCGTGCCCATCTTATTCATGTTATCTGCCATGTCAATCATAGCCATATTGGCTATTTCGGCGGCTTTTTCAGTATCTCCACCTAACGATCGGATCAACGCTGCAGAAAAGGAAGTAACGTTTTCCATATATTCATTCGCCGATACGCCAGCTGTTTTATAAGCTTCGCTTGCATATTTTTTAACTCTATCTGCATGGTCCTTAAATAAAGTTTCAACTCCGCCAAGCGATTGTTGCAGGGCTCCGCCTTCTTTTACCGCCGTTGCTATAACTTTCCCAATACCGGCGGCAACGATTACCTTTTTGATGCTGCTTACTATGCTGCTGCCTGCACTTTTACCGGCGGTTTTCATCTCCGGATCAAGCGTCTTTGTTATTTCCTTGCTTATACCCTTTGCTGACGGCATTATCTGCACATATGCTTTTCCTAATTCTGTTGCCATAAGTTACCTCCCTTCTGCTTGCCTGATTAATCTTTGCCTTTCTGCTTCAAATTCCTTGCCAGATTCAAATGCGCTCACATCGTTTTCTTTGTGGTATAGATCACTTAGTATGGATTTAGGCCTATTCAATCCTTTTTCTGCATCTTTTGTCTTTGTCCATAAAAGCAGATTCAATCTGTCAATAATTCCCGCAAGCAACAAGATGTCTGGCGGCACCTTTGCGCCACTCAACTTCATTTTTATTCTTGAATCATCTCTAAGCCCTATAGCAAAAATGGCCACCATTGAAGGTGGCAATTGTCTATAGTTGTATATATGATAAGTCTCGGCCAAATCGCATATAAGCGCATTTTCATCAATTTTAAGCATCTGAGCAAGGATTAAGAGTTTTTTATTTCTTCTCCGCTATTTTGGAAGATCTCAATTATTTCCTGTGTCATTTTGTCAATTGGTACAATTCCTTTCTCATTTCTCACGTGGTCTTTCAATTTTTGAGTCTGTTCTTCCCCTAATATCTGTTTAACAATTTTGCCAAGTATAAGCGGATTATCTTCCAACTCTACAAGATTTTCTACTAATTCATAGTCATTTACTATATCCTTTGATATTTGAAATTCAAAGCCTGATGATGTTTTCCCTTTTATCATCTAATACCCTCCTATTTATTCAGCTCATTAATCAGACTTAATGTCGTTGGCTTCAAGGGCTTTGGTTACGGCTCCTTTTACTACTGCGCCGGTTGCGGCTACAGACTCAACGATTGCGATTTTCTCACCGACATGGGCAACAATGTCTGCACCCTCGGTGTAGTCGCGCCATCCGTCTACTCCGTCCTCAACGATGACACCCTTGCGCGGTACGGTGCCATTGGTCTTGATTAGGTACTTGTTGCCTGCGCCCAGAGCCTCGGTAACGGTGATTTTGGTTGTGCCTGCTGTGGAGCCTTTTGCAACTGTAAGGGTAAGCGGATCAGCAGGTTCCTCGGCGATTGGGGTAGTCGGTTTTTTAATGTATTCATAGTGAGTGTTTTCTTGTTCATCAGGAAATGCTGTTGTAGTAATTTCGTAACCAACTGCATCTGAATCTGTATAGGCTATTTCTCCAATTTCAGTTATTTTACTCCTTGGTATTACAATTCTTTTCAATATGCCACCTTTTAGTATCATATCTACAACCATTGCTCTTTCTTCCGCCTCTTTTGAATTAGCTTTTACAGTAATACCTGAATCTAAATCGCCTGTGACGTTAGTTGAACCATAAACAAATTTAAGGACTTCTACATTCAATCCTTCAATGAGTTTAAAGCTAAATGTATCAGGTTTCCCTGTTTGAACTGACAGTACCTCATCCCCGCCCCATGCTTTAATTGTTTCTGATTCAGGGCTATTAGCATTTGTGAGTCCATCCTCGGATATATATCCAAGTGATTTAAAAGCTGCGTCTAACTCTGTTGTAGCATCAGTTGGTAGTGTGGTGCCTATTGGTGCTACGTGTACAGCACCTCCAACTTTAGGCTTACCATAGGTTACATTTTTAGAATCTTGCATGATTTTCTCTCCTTTCAATAATGTTTAATATCATATACTGCTTGATATCTGTATTTTTTTGTTGCTGTATCCGTAAAGTTATAGTCAGTGTTTAATTTTACGCTTGCTATTTCATCAAGTTCTATAAGGCTGTCTACTGCCTGTTTTACTAATTCATTAAGTGCTGCTGCTCCATACATGCTGTCTGAATAAGATTGAAAAGCAAAAGTAGAGGCTAGTAAGTGGTTGATTCTATCGCTGCCTATTTTTTCAAATAATACATACTCATCAGGTGCAGGTTCAGGCTTTTCAAGGCGGACTGGTACTGATAGTTTTGTTTTTAAGTGGTTTAAGATTGTAACTTCTATCATCCCCGCACCGCCTTTAGAATTGTGTTATGCTTAAGGTTCTCTCGTTTAGCTTTAATGCTGTCCGCCCATACCATAGCATTGGCTCGGTTTTTTCCAATATAGATGTCGCTTTTATAACCATCTCCTAGTTGGTTAAGAGCATTACTTGATTTTTCATTTAGGATTGCCTGCATTTCCTCTGACTGCATCAGCTGTCTTACACCTGCTCTGTTCAATACAAACTTAACTTTACTCATAGCGCTCCACCATCACTTTCTTGTTCCAGTCCAAAGGGATAAGCTCGTCTATGCCCTGCAAAGGCATACCTATCACCCGCCAACGCTCGCCAAAAAACCTGACCTCCTGATTTTCCCAGTCGTTAGTATCGCCCTTTGGGATAGCCAAGG